GCTTCTGCTAATTCGATTTGTTTAATTCTATATTCTGTTGCTTTTTTTACCTTGTCTGTCATTTGTTCCTACAATGTTCCAATTTATACTACAAAAAACGCATAAAATAATGGATTATTTATTTGATCTTTATATCAATTTTTTATAGATTTTATATATAAATAAAACAAAGGAGAGAGAATGAAAAACATAACTGAAAAACAATTAATCAAAATCTTAAGTTCAAATTTACCTCATGGTTATGATGAGAAATCTGTAAAAGTAAGAACTTGTCCTTATTCTTCATCAGATAAGATTAAAGAATTATCTGTTGTAGATGCTATTCTTGGTCGTAAAGTTTGGTTTTATTATTACCAAGATGAAAGAAAAAGATGGGTTTTAAGTATGGACGGTGCTAACTCTTGGGATTATCTTTCAACTGAAAGTGATTATTATTTTGATAGTATGATTACAAAATTTATCAACTCATTTAGAAATTTTGATTTATACCCACACCCTTTAAATCATTATTCATTCGTTTTAGATAATTAATTAAAAAATATATATTTAAAATTAAGGCGATCTATATGGTCGCCTTTTTTATATCTGTTCTTGCTCTACTTCTTGATCTTCTTGTGTAGCTTCGTCTTGTGTGAACTCTCCTACTTCTGCTTTTTGATCTATCTCGTCAAAGATCTCATTTAGTTTTTCATCATCATCAACAACTGCTCTAGCAATTTCTTTATCAACTTCTTTACTAAATGTTGGTGAACCAATACTCATAGCTTTTGCTTGTTGGAAGTAAATTAGATCACTTGCATAATCTCTTATATTGAAACTATCTGGATAATTTATTTCTCCGTCAAATGTAGCGTTTTGGAACATAGCATATAATCTAAATAATTGTTCTTCTGCAATTTGTAAGTTGTCAGCTTTTTCAGATAGTCTAGCATTAAGTAATTCAAATTCAGTTTGTAATGCAATACCAGATGATACTTGTTGCTTAGTTGTTCTTACTGCACCAGTATGGGCTATTCTATTTATAGCTTCTACTTTGTGTGAGATTGAGTCCATTAATGAATTTAAGTTTTGGCCAGATGGTTGTAATAAATATGGTTTTAGATTTGGTTCTATTTCTTCTGGCATTTCAATAACTGCACCAGCACCAGCACTAGCATTTACACTTGGAGTTTTTACTAATGATGGGTGGTTTGTTAATCTTATTAATTGTTCGATTTCTGAGTATTCATTGTAAATTGATTTTTGCAGATCAGCTATGTCCATAAGGTCTGATTGACCAATGCCTCTTTTATGTGACTTCGCATTGTATAAAATAACTGCTGGTATTTTGCCAATCAGATTATCGGCAGTATCTATCAATCGTGGTTCTGTTTTATCATCTTCCATGTAAACAGTATCAATCCTATCTGGATACCACATTCTAAAATATGTACCGCCTTTTTTATCAACTTCTTCTCTAACTTTTAAATAGTCGAGATAATATTTTCCGTTGATCTCCCTTTTAAAATTCCAATCTAAAACATTTTCAGGTGTTATGATTGAAAGATAAGGTCTTATATCTTGCTCTAGTTCTTCTGCTCTTGTGTTAGTTGTTACTTTTGGTTTGTCTAATACTAAAAAACAATGACCATAAATTGAAGCATAAATCTGTGCTTGTTTCATTACAGATGTAAAACTGTTTCCCTCTAGGTCAGAGTCTTTTAAGAATGATTCTAAACTAGGTTCTTCTGCCATAGAACCAAAATCTCTACTAGCTTTTACTCTAAATAAAAATGATGAATAAATTTGTATAATATTTTTACAATGATTATCGCATGGAGTATTTGCAAGTCTTTGATTAAACTCGTTATCTAATTCTAAATTATATCTGTTAAGATATTGGCCAACCATATAATCATAGCC